ACGAAGTTCCATCTTCTTTACTTCTTGGACTAATTCGTATTCTTTAAGAGCCTTCACAACGGTAGTGTCAGGGACAAACTGTTGTTCTTTACGCCTCTCAGCAGCTTTCTGTTGTGCTACCTCTGCCCCGTCCTTTTGGACGTTTTCAATGCTTTTAGTTAATGATTTAGCACTTACACGAGCAGCATCTAAGCTACCTGTGAGAGTCTTTACCCCTTCGTTTATTCCGTATTGGTCTGACATAGTTCTTCATTGTGTGTATAGTGTGTATAGTGTACATCTTACATTTCTTCGGGCGTTGTTAGCGCTTCTGTACCGCCTCGAACCAGTCCTTGTGTTGTTACTGCTTGTCTAAAGGCTTCACGCATATCGTCTGTTAAGCGAGACATAAATGCAGTAACAATAGTGTCTGCTTGTTTAGCTGGAACACCCTCAATAAACGCTGCTAACTTACGAGGGTCTAACATCATTTCAGCAGCCATCTTATTGATGTCTTCTGTAGCGTCTTTCTTAACTGCTTTCAGAACGGTGTTAGTCAACAAGGCAGCACGATTTAATAAGTTAGGAAGTTCAGCAGTTTCCGCACCAATTACTCGTGATTTTGTTGCTAATGCTTCTGCTTTTGCTTTACGCTGGACATCAGCTAACACTCGATTAATAATACTAATCTGTGCTGGTTCTAAAACATCTTCTAACTTTTTAAAGCGAGCCTGTCCAGTAGACTTCTTAATAGTCTGAGCAGCGTTTTCTACCGCAGTCGCAAACACACCTGCTCTTTGTTTGTCGCCTAACGATGTTTGTAGTTTCTGCTCTAATGCTTGACCAATCTCCATTTGATTGATTTTCTGAGAAGCCTGTTCAAATGTCTTTAAATACTTTTTCCAATCTGTACCGCCAGCAGACTCGATACCGTTATCAATATAGCTTTTTACATTTGTAGACAATTTAGTAACTAACTTATCGTCAAAGTTTCCAGTTTCTTTTGACAAGGTTTGAATTGTATTTCCTAGTTCCTTACGAAGGGTGTAAGCATCCCTAGAATCAATAACACCACGAGCGTCAGAAAACTCAGATAACTTGTTAGTGAACTGAGACAGGGTTTTTTGTGCTAATTCTGAAGAACGAATACCCGGCGTAGTTAAAAAAGAATTAATCTTTTCAATGATTGGAGCTGTTCGTAATGGATAAAATCCATTTGCTGCAAGACTGTCTAGCTGTAACTTTTTAAACTGACCTTCAGCTTGACGCTGTGCTGCTATATTTTTAGACGTTACAGCCCCTTCAATATTTCCAAGAACTCTATCAACGTTATCACTTAGTTCTGGACTAACTCGTGGATAGCCCGAGACTGGGAAGAAGTTTCTTGCAAGTTGCTGTTGTTGAGCTGCTTCTGTCTCAAGTTTTCCACCAACTTGTAAAGCTCTCCCTTTACTTGCAAAACGAGAAGCAATCTCGTCCTCTAAACGAGGTATCATCTGTCCTGCAATGTTAGACTGTGTTAAAGCATCTTCCATTATTGGCATGGTCTGCGCTGTTCTTTGTGCTTTTGCTGCAGTTAGAGCAGCTTCGTCGCCCCCAACAGTACGTAACGCAGCAATACGAGCAGCTTCCTGTTCTGCCTCACGAGCAGAAAACCGTGCTGAAATACCACGAGCAGGGGAGGTTGCTAAATTTTGCTGATACGCTGCTAATGCTGTTGCTTCTGGAATATCCGACACTGCTTCTGCAACGGTAGGGCGTGCGCCAGTAACAAGCTCATCAGATTGACGCAGTGCTTGAACAATCTCTTGCTTCTTGTCACCAGTTAGTTTATTAATGTACTCACGCAATGCTTTTGTTCTACCTGCTTCAGTAACAGGTTGAAACACATCTTTTAATACTTTTGAAACCTTTGCTGTGCTTTCAATACCGCCAGACAGTAAACCACCAAACGCAGTGCCGATACCAATTTGCTTAATCTTTTCTTCGATGTAGTTATCTACGTCCGTAACAGGTTGTAAACCACCAAACAACGCACCTGTGGTAGCGCCTTGACCAACACGACCAAGTGCTGTTGGTGCTGCTGCGGTCGGAACAAGTTTATTAACAGGGCTTACAACTGCACCGGCTAACTGATATGGGTCAAAACCTTCGCTACCGACCCGTTGACGACCTTCTTGTGTCATCTTCTCATATTGACGAATGTTACCACGAGCTTCTTGTTTAACACGCTCACCCAATATTCCTGTCTCACCGACAAGCTGATTAAATCCTAGGATAGGGTCAACAATCGCTCCTTTGGCAAACCGAGCAATAGGTGAACCAGCGCCAAACATCTGCTCTAATGTTCCTACAGGCTGTTCTTGTTTTGTAGAACTAAGTGATTGAGCAATTTGAGCCAATCGTTGTGCATCTTCTGTATTACCAGCAGCATCCGCAGCTCGTAACGCTTGCATTACTTCAGAATAAGTAGCCATGTGTCTCTCTATTATTTTTTAGGAGTAAGGTATTTATTAATTAACGCATTGTCGTCAGAAGCAACGCTTCCAGCCGATGGTTTAGCTGGTTTAAGATTTATAGGCTCTGTTGGTTTTACTCGAGCAGTGAATCCAAACTGGTCCGTACCTCTATCAATATTAAACTGTAATTTACGTTTTGTCTCGTTAACCCATGCCGCTAATGCATCTGCATCGCTATAACCGGGAAAGCTCTTCATAGATGCACGCATATCAGCATCCGAAGCAGAGCCGGGAGGAAGTTGATTAATCTGTTCCATTAACTGCGATGCAGCAATCTTAGTTTGCGCCATCAGTGTTTTCTTAGATGCTAAGGCTTTTGTTTCACCTTTAGTTGTCCAGTCAATAATGCTTTGAGCGTCCTTGACATCGCTTGCTTTAACTTGATTTAAAGTATCCAACAACTTTTGAGCGCCTTCAAACTCTTGACGAACAGTTTTCATTTCTGTTGGTCCAAAAATTGTTCCAGAAATATCTCGATAAGCGCCGCCTTTACCAACTGGACCGGGTTTACCAATACCACCTTCACCTTCACCACCAGCAGTTTTAGCTAATACTAAATCGGCAGGGTTCTGCGATTGTTGATAACGAGCAATAGAAGTGGGTGTGTATTTACCACCAGCAAGTAGCTGTGAAAAAGCGTTTCTTGTAGGCTCTCGTAAGTTTCTTGTTTCTTGTGATTGCAGAGTAGCCATTTGTTGATTCTTCATTTGTTGACCTTGTAACAACATAACAGCTTGTCTTGCACCAGCAGAGTCGCCATTCTGATTTAAGAACTGCGCAATCTGCGCTAATCCATTTGGGGTGTTTGGGTCAAACTGCTGTGCTGCTTGTTCTCTTAAAGAGGCTAGTCTTGTTGTAGGAGACTGAACCCCAGCTAAACCACGCAATTCCTGTCCGGCAGCAGTGCCAAACATTCCAGATAGACCAGCTAAACCGGCAAAAGGATTCTGTGTTCCAGCAGCACCGCTAAAACGCTTGTATGCGGCTTCTTGTTGTGCTAATTTTTCTGCTTCTGCAACGGCTAAAGTATTTGGAAACAAACCACTAACAATACTTAATTCTTCTTTATCAAACATATCTGCCATGATGATTCCTTATGATAGCCAATTATTAATTGCATAGTTACCAGCTTGCTGTAAATAAGGACTTACCCCAGCAAGCAGTCCTTGTGCCTGTCCTAGTTGACCAGAAGCACCAGCAACATTGCCATATAGTTGAGTCTGAGCAGCGCCTTGTCCGCCTGTTAATCCGTATAGTCCTGCTCTGGACCCCGCTGTAGCGGCTTGAGCGCCTAGACCAGTTCCAAGTGTTAACGGCTGTTGTGCCATTGTCTCTAAGTTACCCGCCTGAGTAAACAAATTTGTGCCAGTAGCAATTCTCTTATTTAACAAGTCTTGAGCATAAGTAGGAGCATTAGCTGCTAGACGAGCGTCTTCTTGTGCAATAGCATTATAATATGCAGCCATTGCTGGATTAGTTGCCATTAAACCTTGTGCGTTTGGCGTATAACCAGCCATTGTACCACCAGTAGCTAAACCAGTAGTTCCTGTTTGATATTGGCGATTACGCAACTGAGCTAACTGTTGTTCACGACTTGGTGCTAACAGACCTTGCTGTTGAGCAATATACTGTTCCTGTAATGCAGTTGTGTCTGCAGTAGTTGGTAGTGCTTCAGCACCTAACGTAAACAATTTTTCTCTTTGTGCAGCTACTTGCGGTGTTGCGGTGTAACCTGCAGAAGTTAACTGACCTGTTGTTGGGTCAAAGCCAAAGTTAGACTGACCAAAAGCGGTAGTAACACCAACTGGTTTAAATGTAGCAAACTGTTCTGCTCTACGAGTAGCTTCTAACTGTTGTTGAGCCGACTGTTGTGAAGATGATTGAATGGCTCTACGAGCTGCGTCAGATAACAAATAGTTTGCACCAGCACCTAATAACCCTGTCCCCGTTTCCATCGCATTAATCTGGGCATCCGTATAGCCTTGTGCTCTTAACTGAGCACGACGAGCTGCATTGTTGGCTGATGTAGTACCGCCACCAATTAATGATTTAACTGCTTGTGTACCGTACTGTTTAACTAAGTTTGTTAAAGTACCAGTATCAAATCCAGTGGTGTTTGTATTTAGTCCTAACGATTCCAACAACGAAGAACCTTGAGTACCAGACAAATCAGTTAATCCACTAGACGAGCCAGCTAATCCAATGTCTTCCATAAAACCGGGATATGCACCAAAGTCGTTAAACCCACCGGGGGTATAGCCTAACTCATTATAGGTTGGTCCGTAAAGTTCATCCATAGTTGTACTTCCTGTATTCGTTTGATTAAATAATCCAGTTCCAGCGTTTACGCCAGCGTTTACACCTGCACTAATACCTGCGTTTACTGCACCGCCTAATAATCCTTGTCCAATATCTCCGCCGGATAAACCACTACCGACAGCACCACTAACAGCGCCACCAGCAACCTGTCCAGCCGCAGTGGAAGCTGCTGCTCCTGTGCCAATACCCACATTCTGTGCAGCTAACATAGCTGTTTGTTCGGAACCAATAGCAGTACCGTATTCAGCCATTGTTCCAACATAATCTGCAACATTAACCCCTGCGTATGCAGCAGCGGTCTGAATTGCAGCCATTGTAGCTACATCTTCTAAAGGAATATGTGACGTTCTCATCAATAAATACACCAACATCGCTAACAGCTCCGCCAATAGCTTCACCAACATCTGATACAGCGTTAACAACATCTGAGACAATAGGAATACCGCCACCGCCGCCTTCCAGTGTCATGCCTAAAGAAAAAGGACCACGACCCCCACGAGGGGAGAACGCATTAATTGGTAATGTACTGTCTAGTCCGTATCTCATTTAGAAATATCCATTGTCCATGCAATCGTATTGCCTTTTTTGGTAGTCTTCACTGGTCCCAATGTTTGCAACATTTTAACCAATCTAGGATTAGTAGTTTCAGACTCAAGCCTTGTTACACCAGATTGTTTAACCGCATCAAAAGCAATTTTCATTGCTTCAGGCAATGTCGATAATGGGTCTAAAGTGTACATATGCACTTCAAGAACACCCGGCTCTTTACGAATACCGACAAAGATGGTGTTATTGTGTCGTACTAAAACAGCTTTCTCTTGCTTAATTAGAATTGCTAAACCTTTAAGAAACTTGTCTTCTTCTTTGGTAAATCCACCACGCTCTAAGTCTTGCCGAATAATCTCGGTAGCTGTGTACTCTTTATCGACAATATTAGCCATGATTAGAAACTGCCTCCGTTTAGCGATGCAGCTTCTAATGCGCCTGTAACAGTCAGTGTTCCACCTACAGTTGCATTGCCTGTTACTGTCAATGCCGCAATCGTTGCCGTACCAGAGATGGTTGGACTTGCTGAATCTGCCTTACTGTTTACAGCAGTCTGAATCGCTGAGAACTCAGTATCAATTTCTGAACCACGAACCAGTTTAGAAGGATTGCCTGTTGAAAGAGCATCCTTAGATGTAAAATTTGTCGCCTTTGTATAATTGCTCATAGTGTCTTACCGCCTTTAACGAAAACGTCTACTTTCTGCAAAGAGACGGAGTTGTTGTCAATATCTGTTTCAAAACCAAGCTGAAGTGTTTTACCTGTTCCGCCAGCATTGATGTTATTATTAAAGATAATAATACCGCCAGAGTATTCACCTATTCCATATTCCCCAATACCGTACTCAGCAATTATAGACGGTGAAATAACAGTTGTAGTTGACTGATATGCTTTCTTAAAATCAAAATCCCATTTAACCGAGATGTCTTGATTCTGAGCACCAATTAACAACATTTCAATCTTCTTTAGAATCTTCGATGTTGTAGGCTGTTGGAAGTCAAAATAACTAGAATAGTAGGACATCCGATACGGAACTGTGTTGTCGGTATATCCGTTGTATAATCCAATGTATCCGTTTTTACCTAACAAGAACTCACGATTAAATGTAGTGCAAAAAGCAGTTGGTGTAATCGTGTCCCAAGTTGTCGCTCTTGCTGAACCGTCTGGCAGCAGTGTTCTTGAATCAAAACAATATACCGTGTCTACATCTGAAAACGATAAGACATAAAATGCTTCTTTTGCTGAGTATCCAGACTTAATCGACTTCATGTCTGTTGTCAACTGCAGTGTACTTAACAACTCATCTCGAACATTCTTAGAAATGTCACGCATAGGCATCGACTTCTCTTGAATCGTGCGGGAGAAGCTACGAACACCCGTGGAAGACAGAAACACAATATCTGTACCTGTTGGCTGTATCGAATCTCTTGCAACACAACCAATACCAGTAACTAAATCAGCTAAAGCCAGCGATGACGGGTCTTGCGCTCCGCTGTAAACAACCGTATGGTTTTCACAAAATATAATAAGAAAACCGTTATGCGAAGCTAACCCAATAATAGGGTCTCCGTCTGATACAATTTCAGAAATGTTTAACGAACCCGCAGTTCCAGTTTGAAAGTTTAGAGGGTCTAACAAATCACTGAAATAAACTGTTTGTTTATCGTTTGCAATATCTGCTACCCAAATTCGCCCATAAGCGGATAAAGCACAATTTGGTAAAAACGTACTTGAAGTATGGGCTACAGGAACAGCAGGTAGTGTAGCTACATCAGCTAAGACCTTAAACACATAATTGCTTGTTACGTTAGAATAAGAGAACAACAGTGGCTTATGTCCAGCTTGTGCTAAAACAGCACGACCACGGGCATTGGTAGCATTGGGAATTGATGCAACTTGCCAATGGTTATCTGTTATCGTATATGTTGCGTCTGCTGTGTCTCCGCTATTGCGTACATTCTTTTTAACTAACGCAGTGCCATTAGAGACAAACAACTTTGCATTACCAGCAGCAATTAACTTATCATCGCTTGCTGTGGGAGACAACACTTCAAAAATCATATCCACTGATGCAGTGCTTAAATCTGCATTAGATGGTAAGTAAGCTGTCCACCCTTTACGAGCACCGATACGACCAAACTTGTCAATAACGCAGTTATTCGCTTCTAAAGCAAAACCAGCCTCTAGCGAAGTAGGAGCATCCTGTAGGTTTAAACCAGCAAACCCCGGTGCTGCGATAGACGAAGTTACAAGTTGTTTGCTCAATTCGCTACCCAGTTGGTGTCTTCAATGTAACGATTAGACTCAAGCGAGATATAGTCAGCAAGTAAGTTACGGGCTAAAGCATAGGCTTCAGAGGACTGTAAACCACCGTCTTCACCACGCTCTACAATCGCACGAGCAAACGCATTTAGAATAACAACATCGCCCGGTACTTTAATTAAATCAGTGTCTGCAACAAGTGGGTCTTGTGGCAGCAGTACGTTAAAACGCAATGTATATGCTGCGTCAGGAATAGGGAAGATGTCTACTAATGTATCGCCATTAGCGTCTTGACCGTTAAAGTTAAAATAGCGAGGTGCGCCACGAACAGGGCTGTCCTGCATAAACTGCTCCGTCATCCACGATGTAGGAGCAACTTCCATAAAGAAGTTCTGCGAATCATTGGTTACGTCAATAACTCGAAAACGTACGCCAGAGCCTTCTAAGACATAACTAAAGATGTTTGCAGTCGTAGTTGCTGTCAGTGTATCAGACAAAGCGTTCCAGCCATAGGAAGCCTCTACCGACGACTTAGCATCATTAACTAATTCGCCAATCATTTTGCTGTAGGCGTTTTCGTTTACGGTAGAAACTTCTGTTTCCCGCAGTCTGCGAAGTACGCTGTTCACAGCTTGTAGATAAGTCGTAGTTGCCATTTGAGTCCTTAGTGTAACACAGTTTTACTTATGTGTCAACAATTATTTAGTTGCAATCCCATTTTTTTAATGCTAATGCCTTGCGAGTTGGTCTACCCTTTTCGTCCTTCATGGGACCAGCGACACCACCCATCCGAGCACAGAAACTCTTACGCCGTGCAGCCGCTTTAGGCGACTTTGCAGCCGCCTTTGCTGACACTGGTGGCTTTAGGTTAGAACCAGTGGTCTTATTGTAATAATCCCGACCTTTCTGGTTCAGTCCGCCTTTAGGGTTCTGAAACGCTTTCTTAGGCATTATTTCTTCTTCTTAGCAGTCTTTGCAGCATCTTTAAAGTCTTTAGCAGAAGGAGCACCTTTAGAACCAACTTTGCGCATCTTTTCGCCAGAGCCAGCAGCTATACGCTTACGCTTTGCTTGAATATTGGCATACAAGCCCATCTTAGTAGCCACGTTTAGCACCCATCTTCTTAGCTGGTTTTGCTTTAGGAGTAGTCATCTTAGCGCCAGTCTTCATAGCATATGACTTCGCTTCTTTCTTACCCTTAGCGGTGTAAGGGAACTTCTTGTCTTTGACCATTGGCATGATTACTTCCTTTTCTTGGGTTGGGGTTTAGATTGTCCAGCTTTGGATAAAGCGATTGCGATTGCCTGTTTCTGTGGTTTACCAGACTTTATCTCTTTACGGATATTGGCAGAGATAGTCTTTTGTGATGAACCTGACTTTAGCGGCATAGTTAAAATCCGTGTTGTGAAGCTGCTTTATATTCTTGTTCCACTGTAATAATAACGCTTACGGAAGAACCTGTCTCAGACTTTACTCTGATTTCATCACCTTCTTCTAAAAAAATATAAGAAGACCCGTCTAGGTGTAAATAAGTTTTAGAACTTAAATTGTATTCTAATAAAATTATAATTTCAGTGTTCTGACTTTTGTCATACCACCAAGCACTAAAATGTTTTGTACTTCCACCAGAATTGTGTGCATACAGAGTATAAAAACGAGCCGTATGTTGGCGAGGTACGGTATATAATGTAGTAAGAGTGTTAGCGGTAAGGTTTTTACCAGTAGAAATTTCTCTCATTTCTTAAATACTAATTCAGTCATATAGCTGATAAACGCACCAGCAACTGAGGCAACACCCATCAATGCCCACAGAGAACCTTTACTACGTTCTGCCATAGCCACTAACTTCTTAATGTCTACTTCTAGTGAGTCTACTTTACGCTCTAAGTTCTCTACGGAATTAACTAACTTACCGTACTCTACTGGGTCAATGTCTGTCATATCAGCTCTCTACCGAAAGATTTTCTATCGCAGCAATTCTTGCGGCTTCTACAGCGGCTTTAGCTTCATCCCATTTAGCTACGCAAGCGTTTGCCCAAACTGGTAACTCAGAAATAAGCTCATTCTGTGGTTTTGTTTTGTCGGGGTTGTTAATAAATTCAACTTCACCTTCAGTTTCATACCACTGTAAAGCATGTACGTTAGCGGGTACAGCTGTTAGGTCTAAACCAGAATAAGAAACACCGTTTTTGTAAACAGCGCCATCTGCACGAATAATAGTAAGTTTCATTTAGTTCTCCAAAATCATTGTTTGTGTTTGCTGTGAAACTCCAGCAGCCGCTAATAAAACTCGTTGCCCAACTTCATTATTTTTAACCATTTCATTACGGAAAGACTCAACCGCTGCGCTTGTGCCTCTTTGTTGTTGGCTATTCTCAATCATCAGCATTGGCATCCAAGCCATAGAGCAACCCCATTCATCTACTGGTTCACCGCTATTTGGGTTTGTGCCTCTAATTTGCATAAACCACGCACACTCAAGTTGACGGCATGGTTTAAATCCGTCAAGTGGGCAGTTAGCTTTAGATTCTATTTTCATTAGTTTTTAGAACAAATAATAATATCAATGTATTGAACTGCAAAAGAAGGGATTGTATGAGTATGTGAGCCGCCACCACCAGCTCCGCCCGTAGTTTGACCATTACCAAAACCAGTTCCACCATACGCACCACAATCAATGTTATAGCAGTTAGAGCTACCACCAGCGCCCGATGGAACACTATGAGTGTGACTAGGCATTTCTGAGGTAGAAAGCGTTGTTGCACCCGCACTTAAACCAGATGCAAAAGCAGTAGTAAATGCTACTGAACCGCCAGTACCTCCACCAGTACCAGATACGACTCTAAGGGCTTTATTGTTTTGGCTTGTTACTTGTGTCCAACCAGTAGGGGCAGCAGCTTGGTAAAACAACATAACTGTACCAGTATCAAAACCCCCAGTTGCCGCAGTAGTTTGAATAGTCCCATCAGGGAATGTAATTGCGTTTACAGAGCCGTTAATAATAGTAGGCATTATGTATTCTCCGCTGGTAATGGTGTGTTGCCTTCTTCAAGCCATTT